TCTTCCAATATCTACCCGATGCAGTCCAAGTCGATGCTGGACTCACCCTTTACAGCCCGACCAGTCACAGATAGTCCTGACTAATGGGCGCTCGTAAACAGCCGCTGCGAGGGGCAATCAAAGCAAGGCTTCACAGTCCACTTCTCAAGGGCAAAACTAGGGCAGATGAGATTGCTAAGCTCGCAGATGATCTAGGGACTCCGCTTATGCCGTGGCAACGCTGGGTCTTAGACGACATGATGCGCGTAGATGCTAAAGGCAACTACATACGAAAGACATCTTTGCTATTGGTAGCTCGTCAGAATGGCAAGTCCCATTTAGGGCGTATGCGCGTCATTTGGGGGCTCTTTTACGGAGGTGAGATGAAGCATTTGATCATGTCATCCAACCGAGCCACAGCCCTTATGACCTTTCGTGAGATTGCATGGATTATCGAGAACGCACCGCAACTCAAGGCAGGCACTAAGGCGATCCGATATGCCAATGGAGGCGAGCGCATCGAGCTTCTCAATGGTGCAACGCTCGACCTCGTATCTGACACCCGAGACTCATCTCGTGGACGTACCGCCGACTTCTTATGGATCGATGAAGTTCGAGAGATCAGTAAGGATGGATACACAGCTGCAATCCCTACCACTCGCGCTAGACCTAACTCGCAAACCTTTCTAACTAGCAATGCTGGCGATGCATTCTCTGAAACACTTAACAATCTTAGAGAACGCGCTCTATCCGCACCGCCTAAATCATTTGGATTCTATGAATACTCAGCGCCACAGTATTGCAAGATTACAGATCGCAACGGATGGGCATTTGCCAATCCAGCCTTAGGACATACCATCACGGAGGAATCACTTGAAGAAGCTGTCGCTACTAATAAGATTGAAGACACTAGAACTGAGCTTCTATGTCAATGGATTGACTCTTTGCAAAGTCCGTGGCCTCATGGCGTACTTGAGGCGACAAGCGATGCCACGCTCTCGATTCCAGCTGGCGGTTATACAATCTTTGGCTTCGATGTATCTCCATCTCGCCGCAATGCGAGCCTCGTTGCTGGTCAGATTATGGGTGACGGGCGAATCGGAGTGGGAATCTTACAGACGTGGGAAAGCCAAGTCTCAGTCGATGACCTAAAGATCGCAGCTGACATCAAAGGATGGGCTGATCAGTATCGGCCGAAGATGATCTGCTATGACAAATACACGACGCAATCAATTAGCGAGCGCCTTTCCAATGCTGGACAGATTACAACCGACGTCTCAGGACAGCAGTTTTATCAGGCTTGCTCTGACCTTCTCGATGGTCTAGTCCACGGCAGAGTCGTGCATAACGGCCAAGCCGAACTTATTCAACAGATGAATAATTGTGCAGCTAAGGTAAATGATTCGTCATGGCGTATCGTTAAGCGTAAGAGTGCTGGCGATGTATCAGCGCCGATCTCTCTCGCCATGGTAGTTTCAATGTTGATGAAACCCCAACAGATCGCAGCAATCTACACCGCATAGTGTATAATTGCCCTCTATGGGTATCCTTTCGCGCCTTACAGGTGCAGCACCGAAAGCAAATGTCGAGGCTCAGTACGCACCTCAGGTTTTAGGTGAGTATTCACCTTATGCGATGCCATTCCAATTTGCTTACGTTGGTCGCACGGAAGCAATGGGAGTCCCTGCCCTAGCGCGTTGTCGCAATCTACTTGCTGGCACAATCGGCACCATTCCACTCGAGCTCTATAAGAAGTCTACGGGTGAAGAATTAGGGAAGCCACTATGGCTTGATCAGCCTTCTTACCACCAGCCACGTTCAGTCACTATTGCTTACACAGTCGATTCACTTCTATTCTACGGACAAGCATTTTGGCAAGTAGTTGAGACCTATCAGGAAGATGGACGCCCATCACGATTTGAGTGGATCGCTAATAGCCGTGTCACAGCAACACTCGATCGAGACAATGTATTCGTCAAGTCTTACGCCATCGATGGCACTACAGTCCCAATGGACGGCCTCGGATCACTTATCACATTCCAATCATTGAGCGATGGCATTCTAAACACAGGCGTCTCGACAATTCGCGCCGCACTAGACATTCAGAAAGCCAGCGTAGTTGCAGCGGCGACTCCAATGGCTACAGGCTACATTCGTAACTCGGGGGCTGACCTTCCACCTGCCGAAGTACAGGGATTACTTTCCGCATGGAAGAATGCTCGCCTTAATCGTTCTACAGCCTATCTCACATCGACTTTGCAATATGAGGCAGTCGGATTTAGCCCTAAAGATATGATGTATAACGAAGCCATTCAGAATCTTGCAACAGAGATCGCTCGCCTTTGCAACGTGCCTCCGTATTACGTCTCGGCAGATCAGAACACGACGATGACCTACGCCAACGTGCAAGATGAGCGCCGTCAATTCCTTACGCTATCTATGCAACCATTTATCTCAGCAATCGAAGATCGCCTATCAATGGACGACATTACAGCTCGTGGCAACATCGTCAAATTTGACATCGATAAGAATTATCTCCGCACAGATCCACTCGTAGAACTTTCAATCATTCGTGAGATGCTTGATCTTCAGTTAATTACTCAAGAGCAGGCAATGGCGATGACAGACCTAACACCTAATGGAAGCGAAGGCATGCAATGAAAGAGATGCTCACATTCTCAGCAGAACTGACAGCAGATGCGTCAGAACGCACGATCTCAGGAAAGATCGTTCCCTTTAATGGCGAGGTCGGTAATACATCCGCCGGTGCCGTTGTCTTTGAGCGTGGCGCGATTAACATAGCTGATTCAAGCAAAGTGAAGCTCTTACTAGAGCACGATCCTAAGCAGCCAATCGGCCGCGCTCAATTCTTTAATGAAACAGAAGATGGAATCTTTGCATCTTTCAAGATCTCTAAGTCATCCCGTGGCACCGATGCTCTCATCGAAGCCAGCGAAGAACTCCGTACCGGCCTTTCAGTCGGAGTTATGGTCAATGCAGCAAAGCCTAAGAATGGCGTGCTGTATGTGTCGAGTGCTGACCTACTCGAAGTAAGTTTGGTTCAGGCAGCAGCCTTTAAGTCTGCAGCCGTAACCGATATCGCGGCGTCTGAAGATGAAGCCGTAGAAGAAACCCTACCAACAGAAAGCGAGACAGCCACCGTGGAAGAAACCACTTCAGCAGTCGAAGCAACACCTACAGTTGAGGCTGCCGCAGTTGAAGCTGCTCGCCCTGCTGTAACAGCAATGGCTTACACAAAGCCAAGAATCGAAGTAACAGCTGCGAAGTATGCAGAGAACACAATCCGCGCAGCACTCGGAGACGACGCAGCTCGTCAATGGATCGCAGCGGCAGCAGATACAACCGACAACGCTGGTCTAGTACCAACACGTCAGCTATCTGAGATCATCAACCCACTCGGTACAACCATCCGTCCATCAATCGATGCAATCTCTCGTGGAGTGCTTCCTGATGCTGGTATGACTTTCGAGATCCCACGCATTACAGCGATGCCTACAGTTGCAATCGAGCCTGAGGGCGATGCATTCTCTGACACAGATCAGACCTCAAACTTCCTGAGCGTCTCCATCTCTAAGTATGCAGGACAGCAGACATTCTCTGTCGAATTGCTTGATCGCACATCACCTGCATTCTTTGACGAGCTTGTCCGCAACATGGCAGCAGCTTACGCAAAGACAACCAACGCAGCCGTGAACGCAGCACTTATTTCAGGTGCAACAGCAGATGCAAGCACAACAGTTACTTACCCAACAGCAGCCGAACTTCTCGGAATCGTTGCTCGCGGATCAGCTTCTGTCTATGGCGCAACAGCAGGACTTGCTAACCCATTCGCTCGCAACATGGTTGTATCTACAGGACAATGGTCAAACATCATGTCACTTAACGATGCAGGCCGTCCAATCTACACAGCTTCACAGCCACAAAACGCAGGCGGAGCAGTAGCACCTACATCACTCACAGGTAACGTTGCAGGACTTAACCTCTACGTCGATCCTACAAACGGCGGAGATGGCGATGGCACAATTCTCATCATCAACCCAGATGCTTACACATGGTACGAGAGCCCAACCTATCGCCTACGCGCTGAATCAACAGCGACAGGTCAGGTCACAATCGGCTACTACGGCTACGGCGCAATCGCAACTAAGGTTGCAGCTGGCGCATTCAAGAACAACAAGGCCTAACAGCCACCTAAGTCGCTCGAGGGGTAGTGCCCTTCTACCCCTCGAGTCTTTAGAAAGGATCAGAGCATGGCATTGACAACAGTTGCAGAGCTTCGCACCGCCTTAGGCGTTGGCACTCTCTATACTGATGCAGTCTTGCAGTCTGTCTGCGACGCAGCGGACAACGTACTCTTGCCCTTTCTATGGAAGAACCAGCAATACATAATTGCTCACGGCAACACGGGCACAACAGGCACACTTTATTTTGATCAAAATATTCGCGAAGTATTTTATGTTGGACAACAAGTTACAATTTCTGGTGCAGGTAGTAGATTCAACGGGACTAAAACAATCACAGGCGTTGATGCTCGATCATTTAATATAACTACGACTCACACATCTGACAATCCACGGCATACAGTCGAGCCTTTCGGAATTGCAGCCGCCGAGACTTACACGGATTACACAACGATTCCAGCGATTCAAGAAGCATCTCTCATGATCTCGATCGACATTTGGCAATCTCGCCAAGCCCCATCAAGCGGCGGCGTAACCATCGATGGCTACCAGCCAAGCCCTTACCGCATGGGTAACACTTTACTTGCTCGTGTTCGTGGCTTGCTTGCGCCTTACCTTGATCCGAGATCGATGGTGGGCTAATGGCCGCCATATCAACACTCCGCGCAGGACTTGCAACAGCTCTTATCGATAATACTAAGTGGTCAGTATTCTCATTTCCACCTGCAACAGTAGTCGCAAACTCAGTAGTGATTAGCCCTGCCGATCCTTACATCTCGCCATCTAACGGCTATCGCAACACGATCGCCCCTATGGCTAATTTCGTTATTTCCGTCATGGTGCCTTTGCTCGATAATGAAGGCAACCTAAACGGGATGGAGGATAACATCGTGCGAGTGTTTAACTTGCTCGCTGCATCTTCATACACCTATAACGTCACAGAGGTATCCGCCCCGGCGGTCTTAAGTGCCGCATCTGGTGATCTACTAACCTGCAATATCAATGTATCCGTACTTACGAGTTGGAGTTAAACCATGACCGAATTGGCACAATGGGAAAAAGAAAACGAAGCATTCCTGATCAAAATCGGTCAGGTAAAACCAGCGGCTGCAAAGCCAATTACTAAGAAAGACGAGGAATAAGCCGTGGCAGTATATTTAAGCAATGGAGTGGTTCTTACTGTAGCATCGGTAGATCTCTCTAATCTAGTTACAAGCGTTACCCTTAACCGATCATTCGATGAGCTTGAAGTAACAGCGATGGGCGATAGCGGACATAAGTTCGTGAAAGGCCTAGAAGCATCTTCTATCACAATCGATTTCCTCAATGATGAAGCAACATCTAAGACACTTCAGACATTGAACGCACAAGTTGGCAACAATGCCACAGTCACACTTAAGCAGACTTCTGCAATTACATCACCTACCAACCCACTTTACACAATGACTTGCCTAGTCAATAACATCACACCTATCAATGGTGCTGTTGGCGATCTATCAACTCAGAGCGTAACTTGGAACATTTCAGGTACAGTAGCAGTAACAACCGCATAATCTAACTAAACAAAGGGGCATAGCATGGCAAAGTTAATAGTCACGATGGCAGACAACACAGTCACCGAGATCGAGATCACTCCTCGATTAGAGTACGCGTTCGAGCTATATGCTAAAAAGGGATTTCACAAAGCGTTTCGCGATGATGAAAAGCAATCAGATGTCTATTGGCTTGCATGGGAAGGCCTTCGGTTAAGTGGAACCA